CGAAAAGTATGGACAACATGAAAAACCATTTTATGAATTTCTGAGGATTGCCTAAATGTGTAACCTTGTAGCTGCTAGTGCTGGTCTATCTGCATTACAAGGGCTTGCTATGCGTGGTGCTGCACAAGACGCTGCTGACCAAGCATATCAAGTAGAATTAGCAGGTGTAGCTAATGCTGAAACTGATAAAAGAAATAAACAAGCAGCGTTAGCAGAACAGCAAAGTGATAAAGAAAAAACTTCTGCACAAGATAAATTTGCTAAAAGTATTGATGCTTTAAGAGCTAGAGCTTCACTCTTAGCTTCAGAAAGATCAGGTGTAAGTTTTGGTTTAATTTTACAAGACAATGAAAGACAGGCAGCAAACTATAGAGAATCTATTAGACAATCATTAGAATCAGCAAGAAGACAGCATAAGAGATCTATACAACAAACAGAAGCAAACTATCAAAGTATAAGAAATCAATACAGAAGTCGAACACAAGAAGCATATAATCAAATACCTTCATTAGGATCAATTATATTGGGTGCAGGTGCAAGTGCCTTGCAAACTCAAATTGCCTTAGACGGATAAAATTATGTCATCAAGTTTTCAAAGCACCGCCTATCAATCTTTTGCACAACCAGTAGATACGTTTGTAGAGCCTGTTAATGTCTTGCCTAAAACTGACATGATGGCACTTGCTGACACTTTAAAGGTTATTAATCCAGCATTAGAAAAATTTATAGAAACTAAAATTGACGAAAAAAGAGCAGAAATATCAGAAGAAGCATTAAATGATGCTCTAGATAGTTCAACAAAAGATTGGGCTGACGCATCTAAATATGTAAGAGACAATAAACTTTTTAGTGGTAATAGACTTTATAACAAGGTTTTTCAAAGAACAAAAGCTACAATTATAGGCGGTAGTTTAGAAAGTAAATTTAAAACTGAATATGAAACTGCAACAGTAAATGGAGTACCTTTATCAAACTTTTCTTTAGATTCATTAGAATTTTCAAATTGGTTAAACGAAACAAGATCAGAAAGTATAAATCTTTTAGGTGATGTAGATAGTGATACCTTTAATAAGAAATTTTTTCCATATCTTGTAAATGCTACAACTAAGATAACTGACATACACGAGGAAAAACATGAAAATTTCCAATTAGAAAAGTTAAAAATTGATGCCAATAGTCTTGCTAAAAATGTTGTACTTTTTCAAACAGCAGGTCCAGATTCAGATTTAGTTAGTAAAAATAATTTTCTATTATTATCAGCTTCTATAGATCAATTTGAAAATGATATAAATAAATTAGGCTTAAGTTCAAAAAGTAGATCATCTATTAATAAAACTATATTAGATAGTCTTAGTGCTGAAGCAAAAAGAATTGGTTTTAATACTGGTGATGTAGATTTAGCTTTATCAATTTTTAAAAGTGCAAATCAATTTCCTTTTGGCCCTAATGGACAATTAACTTTATTAGATCACCCTGATTATGTTGAGATGGAAAATAAGCTAAGAGAAGATGTTGAAGACTATACAGACAAAAAAGATAGAAGAGACAGAGATCTTGTAAAGAGGGAAAAAGAAAATGCTTTAGAATTAGGTATGTTAAATGCTGCTGCTTTAATTGACCAAGGAAAAAGTGAAGAAGCTTTTGCACTAATAGATGATTTAGCAATTCAATTCCCATTGCTTGCAACAAAAATACAGGCAAATGCAGAAGTTTTAGGTAGTGGTGATACAAATGAAAGATATGGTACTTTAATTTTTAACATACAGAATGGTAATTATTCAACATTATCAGAAGCAAGAATAGCAGCTTGGGCTTGGTATTCTGATCCAAGTACGATTAAAAATGATACTAATACAAATAGATTAACTCAAGCAATGGTTCTTGCAGGTTCAGTTGATAAAGGAGTTTTAGAACCTTTAAATGAATATTTTGGTAGATTTGAAGATCAAGCAAAGCTTATAATAGATTTAGATGACGATTTTAAAACTTTTAAATTAATAGGTGCAGATAAACAATTAGCTACTATAAAACTTAATCTTGAAGCTTTAAAAAGTGAATTTAGAGAATACAGATTAGCTAATCCTAGTGTAGGTAGAGCAGAACTTGATCTTAAATACGAAGAACTTAAAGAAAAATATAACAAAAAAGTACGTAGTGATTTGGAAACTCTACTAAACCCTTCTGATACAAATGACACTAACTCAGAATTTATAACTCAAAACCAAGGACTTGAAGGAGTAGCTACAGGTGATGGTACTAATAATGAAGAAACTGGTGATGGTACTAACAATGAAGAAACTGGTGATTTCTTTGGCAACACAAGTCTACCTTCAGTTGAATCAAAGGTTGTTAAAGAACTAATAAGAATGGGAGGTATTACAAAAGAAAACAGAGATAAATTGATAGAGCTAGTTAAAGCAGAAAAAGAGAAAATGAACTTTACGAATATTGTTGGAAAATCAGAAGCAGATCGAATAATTAGATTTTTACAGACAGGTCAGTATGGTTATGGATTTAAAGGTGAAGGTCTAAGAATTTATGAACCTGTGAGGTTATTAATAGATGATTTTGAAGCTGGTGCATTTACAGAAGGTGGATTTACAACATTTGAAATAGAATCTGGTGACTCCTTATCTGCAATTTCAAATGACTTTGGTATTCCAATGGAAGCTATTATGAAAGCTAATGGAATTACAAATGCTAATCAAATAGATATTGGTGATGTTTTATTGATACCAGAAGGTGTTGATTATACTGATTTAAATAATGTTAAGTTTATAGAGAACTTAGATAAAACTAAAATCATTACAGAACTAGAACACCCCTATGCACCTGTAAGAAGAAAACATAATTTCCAAGTTGTTTATAATTTAGCTAAGAAAGCTGGTATTAAATTTCCAGAAGTTGTTGCAGCACAATTTGGTGTTGAATCTGTTTTTGGTTCAAAAATTACTGGCACAAATAATTACTTTGGTATAAAGGCAGACGAAGAAGATATAGCAACAGGCAACTTTACAGAAGCCGACACTTTTGAAGAGATAGATGGTAAAAAAGTTAAAGTAAGAGCTAAGTTTAAAAACTTTAAATCTTTAGAAGAATCAATCCAGCATTATAAAAAATTCTGGAATGACGATTTTAAAGATAGAAAAGGTATTGTCAATGTAAATACTTCCGAAGAAGCGATAATAAGATTAAAAGAAAATCGTTATGCAACAGATTCAGACTACGTTAAGCTAGTGACAGATGTTCTTAATGACGCTATTAGAGACAAGTTTTTTTAAATTATGACTGATTCAAACATTAACAATCTTCTTAACAACGAAGAGGAAGAGGAAAAGAGAAGAAAAGAGGAAGAGGAAAAGAGAAAAAGGGAGGAAGAAGAAGAAAAAAGAAAAAAAAAGGAAGAAGAAGAAGAAGAAGAAGAAAAAATAGAAACACCAGAAACAGATGCTTTATTTGAAAGCTTTGACGATCAACCCCTTTCTTCTGTAAGTAAAGCTATAAATAAAAGCCAAGCAGGTTTAGTAGACTTTTTTGATAATAAATTTTTAGGAGATCAAAGAAGTTTTGAAGAAATATTAGAAAATAGATCACGAATAATAAATGAAGCAAAAGAAAAAAATGAAAAAATTAGTAAAGAGTTATCAAAAACAAAAACATCACAAGTAATTAGAGGTGCTATTACTGGTCCTTTAAAAGCAATAAACGAAACTGTAGAGTTTGCAGATGATATATACGACTATTTAGCTGGCAATCCATACGATAACAACGATCTTATTGACTACAGTTACTTTGAAAGAGAAGATGATGGTGCATTTTTTTATATGCCACAGGCTATAACTCAATTTTTATTACCTATGGGAATCCTTAGTAAAGGTCTTAAAGGTATAAAAAATCCTTGGACAAGAAACCTTGTTGCAGGTTTTCTGACAGATTTTATTGTAGAAGATCCATACGAACAAAACCTTTACAACATGGTTGATGAGTATGAAGGTGCATTAGAACCAATTATAGACATATTTAAAATGCCAGCATCAATATTTAAAGCTGATGATGACATATCTCCAATAGAAGCAAGGCTTAGAAAAGCTTTTGGTGGTGCAGTTATAGGAGAAATTTTAACAGGTTTGTCTGTAGCTTTAAAAGGTTTTAGAAACTCTCCTTTAGCTCCAAAAATTTTATCAACTCTAGAACGTAAAAGAAAATTAAAGTTTAAAGACCTTGGTATTGATGAAGCTGGTAACGAGCTATTAGATACAAAAGTTATTGATTTAATAAAACCTTTAGAAGTAAAGAAAGGACAAGGTATAGGAGATAAAACAGTAATACCAGAAGTCGGTGAAAAAGTAGAATCTACATTTAACCCAAACATAACTGGTGGTGGTGTTAAAGAGCTTGAAGATTATATATTAAATATTTCTGAATATTTTAAAAGCACAGATGAACTAGGACAATGGGCTAGATCTGTATCTTTGGGAGATATGTTTGCTGCTTCTCAAAGACAAACAAACGGACAAGCAATAG